AATGTAAAGATTCATATCAGAGAGCTTTAATTTTAGGTGGTTTAGCAGAAGCAGGGTTTGTAAGAATTGGTTTGAGTAAGGAAGGAAATTTTATTCATGTAGATGCAGACCAAGATAAGGTACAGCCAGTTATTTGGTTGTATTAATTACTAATTAAAATAAATAAAAATATGGAAATGTTAAAAAAAATGTTTGACTCAAAAAAGTTTTGGTATGCTGTATCGGCAGTATTAGTGCCATTTGCAGCAGCAAAATTAGGTTTATCAGAAGCTGAAGTTGAGAAAGTTTACTATGCAATACTAACTTTAATTTTAGGTCAGGGAATTGCTGACATTAAAAAATAATGAGTAAGATAGTAGATATGATTACTGGTAGCTTAGTAAAACAAGCTATCAACCCTATTACTGAATTGATTAAATCAGTATTAGAACTTTTCAAAGACACTAAGGGTAAGTATTCTTCTAAAAGAACTATAAGTGGTGTTTTAGTTATAGCTGCTAGTGCAGATATATCTTTAAATGGCATTACAATTATGAATTTGGGTTTAAGTTTTTTAGCAATCTTACCACTATTGTTCTCAGTATTTGAAAAAAATTGTGAAAAGAGCAATTGTAATCAGAAAAAATAGTTACATTTGTGCTTCTATCAACCTATTCTGGTTGAATAATTGTTTTTAGTTTCAAGAGTGGGGTGTTAATAACATCCCATTTTTGTTTTAAAAGCACCTAATATTTTGCATACTTTTAGCAAAACTAAAAATTACAAAACATGACAGAAAATAGAAAAGGTAAAAGATTAAGACTATCTGCTGAAGAAGCAGATTTAATATATGAGTTCAGAGGAACTGATGTAGATAACATAAATGGCAACACAGCACTAGACCTACATTTAAAAGAGAGGGGTATAGACAAGAAAGATGTGGTTAGTGTTAAGCATTGGCAAAGCATGAAGGGAGAACTAAGATTCTCTATAGTAACAAAAGAACAGTATGGTATTGCCGAAGAACAAATATTAGATAAAATAACAGACCTAATAGAAGACTACTCGCCTACTTATAAAAAAATAGTAAGAGATAAGAACAGCAACCATCTACTTGTTGTCAATCCTGCTGACATACATATAGGTAAATATGCTAAAGAATTAGAAACTGGTAGTGCATATGACTGTGAAACTGCTGTTAATCGTGTTTTAGAGGGCATAGAAGGACTTTTGCAGAAGTCAGAGGGGTTTGCTATAGAAAAGGTTTTATTTTGCATAGGGAACGATATATTGCATATTGATAACGTATACAACCAAACAACAGCAGGTACAAGACAAGATGTTGATGGTAAATGGTGGGAGCATTTTGAGATTGCACTAATGCTTTATGTTAAATGCATAGAAATGTTAAGGCACATAGCACCTGTAGATGTACTACACAGTATGAGTAACCACGATTACCAGTCTGGTTTTCACTTAGCTCATGCACTAAAGAGTTGGTTTAGGAAAGATGATGATGTAAATTTTGATATTAGTGTAGCACATAGAAAATATTATCAGTATGGTAGCAATTTAATTGGTTTAGAGCATGGTGATGGTGCTAAGATGATTAACTTACCTCTGCTAATGGCACAAGAGCAACCAAAAATGTGGGCAGATACTAAATATAGGTATTTTTACTTACATCATATACACCATAAAGTAAAGCACAAGTGGTTAGATGCAAAAGATTATGTTGGTGTTACTGTAGAATATCTTAGAAGTCCATCAGGAACAGATAGTTGGCATAGTAGAAAAGGTTTTACTGGTGTGCCTAAAGCTGTAGAGGGTTTTTTACATGAGAAAGAATCAGGTCAAGTAGCAAGAATCACACATTATTTTTAAAATATTGTTAAAAAAGTTTGGTAGTTAATTTCAATTTTATACTTTTGCTCATTATTAACTAAAAATAAAAAAAATGAGTAGAAAAAATAAAACAATTGAACAACCAGAAGAAACAAAAGAAACTAGAAAAGATGCTTTAAGAAGATTATTCTTAGAAAATAATTTAGTTGAAGAAGATGTCTACAAAGACAAAAGAGGTTTTGTTATAATCACAAGAACTGGTATAGATAAAATTGTAAGCAAACAGGGTATTACTGTTGCATATGAACCATTATTGCTTGAATTAAAAAAGGACAATATTAATGTTGTTATAAGAGCTGCTGCATCAAAGCTAGATAAAAATAAAAAACAAATTAACATGATGTCTTTTGGAGAAGCATCTGATGACAATTTAATGGGTGGTGCAAAAAAGTTTCCAGTTGCTATGGCAGAGAAAAGAGCTATGAGTCGTGTTGTGCTAAAGATAGCAGGTTTTTATGAGCAAGGTGTCTTTGGTCAAGATGAGATGGTAGATTAGTGAATGATGATTGGTTTGATGATTTGTTAGATGGTGAGCCATGCGAGATAACTATATTTCAAATGGCTACCATTGAAACCAGATTACATAGGTCTGCTATACCCTTAGAAGAACAACAAGAAATATTTAATAAATTACCTACATATACTGAATTAGAAGCAGAAGAGGTTATACTATATATTTTAGAGAACCAAGTGCCTAGCGACCCTAAAGACCAATACAAACAGATGGTTAGAAATGGTATGTTTAAATGACTAAAAAATATAAATTCCAACAGATTAGAGAAGCTCATAATGAGTTTGAAGCATTTTTAAGAATTAAAGGAATGTCTACAAGACAGTTTTCTTTTTTACTTGATGTAAGCGAAGTAACTGCTAGAAGATATATTATAGATACTACCTTACTAAGATACTATCACATGAGAATTATATCCGACCACTTTAATATGAGTGTAAAAGATGTAATAGATATAATAGAATACGATTTAAAATAATAAAACATGAACGATAAAAGAAAACTAAAGTTTAGTAATTACTTTCACGAAGTAATTGTTAAAGAATTAGAAACGAAATTTAATGTAAAAGAAAGTGAAATATTTTTAGGTTCAAGAAAGAAAAACTTAATACAAGCTAAACGTATGTATATTTTTGTACTTAAAACAATATTTGATTTGACACTACACGAGATTGGAGAGATAACAAATCTGCATCATGCATCTGTATTGTATCACTACAGACAAGTAGAATTTTTTAAAAAAATATATGTGCTTGATTCAGAACTATACAAGAAAATCTTAAATAGAATAGAGAGTGTAACATTAGATGAAAAGATTGATGCTTTAGAAAAACAAAACAGAGTAAACAATTTAGAATTAACCAAATTATATAACCTTAAAAAACGTAGAAATGAAAAAAGAGAAAAATTATTTGCCTAGTAGTATTAAAGAGATAAAAACTCAATATGGTTCTATGCTTGTAGCTAACTTTAAAATGGAAGAGCTAAAAGCAATAGAGAATAAAGGGTGGGTATCACTTGTAATATGTGAACGTAAAGAGCCATCTGAAAAAGGTGCAACTCATTATGCATATGAGAATACATATGAACCACCTAAACAAGAAACTGTAGACAATACTAATACAGAGGGTGATTTACCATTTTAACAATATAGAGGGAAGGTTGGCAATTTTGCCTATAATAATATTAAATGTTTTGCCTTCCCTCTTTTTTTTAAACACTAAAACAATAAAATATGAAATTAAATCAAAAACAAAAAGTGTTAAGACACTTAAACGAATATGGAACTATAACTCCTTTAGAAGCATTTAAAGATTATGGTATAATGAGATTAGCAGCAGTAATTTTTAATTTAAAAGATGATGGCTATAATATATTATCAGACATGACAAGTAGTTTAAATAGGTTTGGAGAAAAAGTTAATTTTAGCAAATATACATTGCTTAGAAATGACAGATAAACCAACATACTATGCTATAATATCTGCTGATGTTAGATATGATAAAAATTTATCAGCTAATGCGAAACTGCTGTATGGTGAGATAACTTGTCTTACAAATGAGAATGGTTTTTGCTTTGCCACTAACAAGTATTTTGCTGACCTTTATGAGAAAAGTAAAGTTACTATTTCTAAATGGATAAGCGAATTGGTTGCAAGTGGCTATGTATCAACAAGTTACACCTATAAAGAGGGTACTAAAGAAATTGATAAGAGGTATATAAGCATTCTTAAAGGGGGTATTAAAGAAAACTTAAAGGGGGGTATTAAAGAAAACTTTAAGGATAATAATACAAGTATTAATAATACAAGTATAATAAAAGAAAAAATAATAAAAAAGAAAAATTTTATTGTACCATCAATTAGTGAGATAAAAGATTATTGTCATTTAAGGGATAATGGAATTAATGCAGAGCAGTTCTATGATTTTTATCAGAGCAAAGGTTGGATGGTTGGTAAGACAAAGATGAAAGATTGGAAAGCTGCTATTAGGAATTGGGAGAGAAACAGAAAAAAAACTGATAAGGGTATGAGTAAAATTCATTCACACTTACAGAAAAATATGAATGTTAAACAAAAATTAAAAAATAAATATGAAATTAATTAAAACAATGACAAGAGCAGAATTAGTGGTAGAATCAATAGACATTTTAAGCAAGACTTACATAGAGTTAGGTCAGCACAACGTAGAAGAAGAAACATTAGAGGTGTTAGCAGAGAGTTTAGCTGATGATTTACAAAGAGTTTACAAAAATTTTTATTTTGAAGATGCACAAAAAGCATTTAATTTGGGTGTAAGAAGTCAGCACAATGGTGATTTTATACATCTTAATGTACCAACTTACATGAGGTGGTTAAGAAAGCACAAAGAATTAATATGGGATGCAAGAGCAAGAGTAGACAAGGGTGAAGACCCAAGACAAGTGCCACACTTTAGACCAGAACCTAAACAATTAACAACAAATTCTTAATAATTATATTTTACAAAAATTAAAAATTAAAAAAAAACATTAAGTTTGTACTATGATTTATTTAGCAGCAGGAATATTAATATTTTTTATAATCAAATTATTTTTTGAAAGCAAGATTACACAACAAGAAAATAATCAATTGCTACAAAATTTAGAAAAACTAGAAAAAAACAATGACAGAAAAAAGTAAATATTATTACGAGTTTGATAGAAACTCAACAACAACAACAACAACAACAAACATCAATCCTAAAATGAGAATGAGTAAGGAAGAGTTAGGTTTAGAAAATAAGCATGAAACTGTTACAGGAGGATTATTTCCAACTGGTGCAAGAAGCATGGACACTAAGAGAGATAACAGAGTGCCATATTACTACATAGGTAGGAATGGTTATGAAGCAAGAAAAGTTTGTGATAACTTTGATTTGCCTTATCACTTAGCTACTGCGACAACCTACATCTTACGAAGCTATCAT